GACTGGATAGCGAAGCAGTCAGTGCCGTGGAGCGCGACGAATGAAAATCTTGCCGGCTGGGCCGCTCTAAAAAGCGTGACGCAAAAAGCGGCCAACGCCGGGACCAACAACGCCACCCTTTTCACCGGCACTGCCGGGGCAACTCTTCCGGCGGGGACGATATTAAACCGGGGGGATGGTTACCAGTACACGACAGATGCGCAGATTGATATCGGACCGGCCGGCACCGCAACCGGCGCAATCACCGCGGTGCTTCCCGATCCTAATGACGACCCGACGGGCGGCGGCGATGCGGGGAATACCCCGGCAGGTACCCAACTGACGCTGGATGTCAGCATTTCAGGCGTCGATTCGACGGCAAAAATTAGCACGGCCATTACCAACGGTGCTGATATCGAAGCAGAAGATGCTTTCCGAACGCGTACACTGTTGGCCTATCAGAATACGCCACAGGGCGGAAACGATGATGATTACGAAGCCTGGGCACTTGCTGTTTCTGGCATAACCCGTGCATGGACAGTGCGCCGCCTGCTGGGAGCAGGCACGGTGGGTGTGTACGTCATGGTTGACGGAAATGATACGTCGAACAACGGATTTCCTGTCGGCACTGACGGCATTTCTTCGCTCGATAGCTGGTCCGGAACGAAGGCAACAGGAGACCAGAAAAGGGTCGCTGACTACATTTACCCCATTCAACCCGTCACTGCGCTGGTATATGTCTGTTCTCCGATTAAAACAACCATCAATTTTACGATTAGCGGTCTGACATCGGCTGACAGCACAACGACGGCGGCGATTGCGGCGGCGATTGACAGCGTACTGTTTGAATCCGGAAATCCACAGGGGGCCACGATCTATCTGTCAGACCTGCTGATTGCCATCAGTAATGTCAGCGGAACAGCCGGGTTCATTCTGACCTCTCCCTCGGCAAATATTACCACCGCGACCGGGCAACTGCCGGTAAGGGGAACGGTGACGTACACATGAGCCGGTTTACTTTAGAAGATTACACGTCTGCATTGCAGAATTTACTGCCAGTCGGGCTGGTGTGGCCACGCAAGGCGGAGGGTATCCAAACTGCTGTTTTACGGGCTCTGGCCCAGTCATACCAACAGAGTGATGATGCTGCCGTTACGCTGTTAACGGGCGCTTTCCCGGCGACGGCAACCATTATGTTAACCGACTGGGAGAAAACACTCGGGCTCCCGGACGATTGTGCTATAGGGGAAAATGACAGTATTTCTATCCGGCAAAAATCAGTAGTCTCGAAACTTTTTAGTACGGGCGGTCAGTCCGCTGCATATTTCATAGGTGTAGCCAAAGCGCTGGGTTATGACATTACCGTGACGGTTTACCGCCAGTCACGGGCGGGAATGTCGGTCTGCGGTGATGCGCTTAACGGGGAGAACTGGCCCTTTACCTGGTTAGTCACTGCGCCTGAAACAACGATTTCCTATGCTCAGGCCGGACAGTCTTATGCGGGAGACCCTTTACGGTCCTGGGGGAATAAGCGGCTTGAATGCCGCCTCTGTAAATTGGCTCCATCGCACACCATTGTATTATTTGGTTACGCCAACTAATTATTAATCTCCGGAAAATAAAATTAGCGCCTTAACTGGCGAGGACAATTCTATGCAAAAAATTGGTAATATCACCTCAACGGCAGACGTCAATGGTGAATGGACAAACGGTAACGTTGCCGCAGGAATGGCCCCGACGATTATTGATGCGGCTTGGTTAAATACGGTTCAGCGCGAACTTGCGAATATAGTGACTAGTGGCGGACTGACTCTTGACCCAGCAAATGACGCACAGGTTCTTGCGGCCCTTAAAAAAATATTTTTCCAAACAGCTAATAATCTCTCGGAAATTGCTGCTGCCGGAACGGCGGCTCAGGCAAGCGCGAGGTCAGCAATAGCGGCTGCTGCTCTAGCCGGTCTCGCCACGCAAGTGTTTAACGTGTCTACGGCAACAGCCAATGCGCACGCGGTGCCGCTATTACAGATGAATACAGCGCTTGGACTCAAGGCTTCAATTTCATCATTCTCACCAGGGAGTAATGGCAATGGAGTCTATTATTCTTATCCTGGCGGCCTTCAAATTTGCCGTGGGAACATAACCATTCAGGCCAACAGCTCTTCTACATGGACTTACCCTCTTGCCTTTTCGTCTGCTCCACAGGTGTTTTATACAGCATTAATTCCAGCCGGATCAGGCACACCTTCTGCTATGTGGATTAACTCAATTGCGACTGGTTCGGTATCTATCTTCAACCCGAACAGCCAAGCCACCCAAATCAACCTGTTGGGAATTTTATAATGAAATATATTACTGTCGATTCCGTCGGGAATATTATGGGAATGTACTTATCTGAAGAAGACATCCCGACAGTGTCGGGTATTACCACGGCTGAACTTAGCGATGAGGACTGGCAAAGCGTAGGGCCGGGTTATACGTATGTAGATGGTGTCCTGATTGCCCCAACCCCCAAGACGCCAGAAGAAATTCTTGCTGAACAAAACGCGGGGAAAGTTGCAGTCAATACTGCCAAGAAAGCGGAATTAATTGCAACAGCTACCGATAGGATATCCGTTCTTCAGGACGCTGTTGATCTGGATATGGCAACCGATAATGAGATTACTATGCTAAAGACATGGAAAGCCTACAGGGTACTATTAAGTAGGATTAATGCTAGTGTGGCGGAAAGTATATCTTGGCCTTCTGCTCCAGATGAATAAGAAAAGAATAACCCTTGAACATTCCAGTTCAAGGGTATAGTAGGGCTAGAGTATTACTTTTTTCCTACAATCATAATTGAATCGCACGACGGATTTCCGTGCTTATCAATGCTCATGGATATTGGAATGTTATTGAATTTACCAAGATCAATCATTGCTGAATGATTATTTTCGATGTGTGTAGAAACCTCGTGGCCTGATTGATCTGAAATTGTCACATCGACGCCATCGGCACCCTGACATGTATTTGTGATTGATGATATAACAAATGCTTTGACGCCATTCAAAGTCCAATTAATTGTTGTAGGGCGGGTTTCGCCAGGGTGGGCATAGATTGTTCCGTCCTCCTCAATGCTTAGCTTGCCCCAGACATCTCCGAGAGAAATTGATCCTGTGGCAAATGGTATGAATAGGTCGGTGTCATATACACCTTTCCATTGTGGATAGCTCACATAGTATTTTGAAATGAAAGACATCATCTCATCATAAGTGAATGGCCTCATCCTTTCGTAAATATATGCAGTGACGCCCCGCTCGAGAGGATATCCTTGGCCAACTCTTCTAAAGGCTTTGCCAATTCCTTCATTGCGCAGTAACTGTTCCGCTGGAATAGTTATAACTTGCTGGCCAGAAGGAGTTAAGTGTGTTTGAACCGGATCGGCGACAATAAAATATTTAGACAACAGCGATGGGACATTTAAACCATCCCTAAGATCAACTTGAGACATTCCTGCAATGAAGTTGCTTAACTTTTGATTGGACAAGGTATCAAGCATGTTATCGTTTAGAACGCTACTTGATGAAAGAACTGTCAGTTTATCACCGCCGTGCAGCATACCTTGAATATCTGATGATAGGCGAAGATAATTATTATAATTATCAACACGCATCGGCAGGTATTTTGTAGGGAGCCAGTTGGTTATAAAGTTGTCACTCTTATCAAATAGAGATTGCTGATTAACAAAAAGACACGCAAACACTATTAACCCAACAAAAGTTATTTTGCATGCGTTATTTGATAACTTTGAAAGTATATATTGCAACCCAAATGCAGAAACTATCAACACCCACAATGCGAATGGAAGACAGTGATGCAACCCAGGTGACTGCGTTCTTGTGAAAATGAAAAAACTGAAAATAAGATTAAAAGTAGAAAATATAACCAAGTAATCTTTTTTAGTTTTTCTACTGAAAACCGACAAACAGATTGACAGTAAGAACAGAGGGAGTATGTATAATCCTATGTCGTGCATCACATTATAAAATGATGTTTCAACACTTGACTGATAAGCTGAGTAAATAAATGAGTAATCGGTAGTTGCTATTCTTTTAAGCAGGTTCCATTGCAGGATTACAGAAAGTAGTACTGATGATGTCCCTGACACGAAAAAGAACAAAGCAATTTTAAAGATTCTATTAAGGCTATGCTCATTAGCTTTATAAAGATAATAGTTTAATACTGGCAGAGAAATGTAGAGAGAGACGATTGTGTAAGCATACCAACGCCTTAAGAGAAATGGTGCCCATAATACCACTCCAAGAATTATTGCTTTCTTGAGATCTAGTTTGCCTGAGATATCTGTTTTACTTGAGTATATTACCGAAAATAAAATAAAAACCAAGCCGCAGATGTCAGGGTAACCCCTCAGTGTTGGAGCCCAGAAAGCGACAAATGTGGCCGGTAAAGCAAGAGAAATGCCCTTAAACCAAGTGGACTTTTCCTCAGAAAACTGATTTATGAGCATGTAAAATAACAAGGTCACTGGGAATAAGTACATAATCGATAAAGACAATATATATACCAGTCTGTCTTCGCCACCCACCATATAAAAAACAGAGGTTACAGCAATAGGAAGAAGATTATAATCATCATTTTTAATGGATGATAGTAGCCTTGAAATAGTTCGGATTGGGTCAACAGAAAGACCAGCCCCAAATTGTTGCCAGAATCTCCAGTAACCGTTGGAATCCCAATAATAAATATTATGCTCATTTCCTACATAGCGCGTAGCAATGAAAGCAATAAAAGAAAGTGATATCGCAAAAAGTAAAATATTTATAGTTCTGCTATTTATCTTCATCGTTGCCTCCGTGCTTCTCCTCAACAAAGAATCTTGGCCTCCGCTTAGTTTCAATATATATCTTGCCAACATACTCCCCAATCACTCCCAAGCAAAGCAATTGAACGCCACCAAGAAAAATGATTGAAATCATGACGGACGTCCAACCTTCAACCGTACTTCCGCTCATTTTTTCTATGATTGCATATATTGCAATCATAATAGATATTAGACAGGTAATGAATCCGAAAGCTGATATCATACGAAGTGGAGTTATTGTAAGCGAAGTAATCCCCTCGACTGCCAATGAAATCATTTTTTTAAGCGGGTATTTAGATTCGCCAGCTATGCGCTCATCTCTTGAATAATAAACCTTTGATGAACTAAAGCCTAATAGTGGAACTATACCCCTTATGTACATGTTTTGTTCTTTGAAATTTAGCAAGCAATCAACTGCTTTCCTGCTCATTAGTCGATAGTCAGCATGATTGGAAACCTGGTTCACACCCATTTTTTCCATTAAAGAATAAAACATTTTTGCAGTAGTTCTTTTAAAAGGGCTATCAGTAGATCTATCGTTTCTAACGCCGTAAACGATATCGCTACCTTCTTTATATTTTTCTAACATAGCCTCTATACATCTAACGTCATCTTGTAAGTCAGCGTCAATACTTACTACTACATCAGCTTTAGATTCAGATAAACCAGCAATTAGTGCGTTTTGGTGCCCTCTATTTCGAGATAATTTGATTCCAGATACAAAAAAATTTTCATTGCATGCATCTTTGATTTGCCCCCATGTATTATCCTTGCTACCATCATCAACAAAGATAATTTTACTGTCATGACCGATCTTATTTGCGACAATTAATTTGGATAAAATATCACCAAGTATTTGGAGGCAATGTGGGAATGCATCTTTTTCATTATAGCAAGGGACCACAATGTCCATGCTCGGAGTTGGCCCTTTTCTTCTCTGCGATATTTCTTTCATTTCATCACCCAAAACCTGTTAAGTAAAAAGCCTGTAATTGTATAAAAAATCATTCCAATAATTTGTGCGAAAAATTTATAATCCGGGAAAGAAAATAATATTAGCTTTATCGGGATGAGGTTAACAACGTAAGCTATGCCACACGTTATTAAAAACTTCATTAATGTTGAGAAGTTAGGTCTTGATTTGAACGTAAATAAACTATTTAGAATAAAACTAAATATAATTCCGACAATGTATCCAATAGCATTTGCAGTATACAAATTCAATTTTGCGTACATGAGGGAGAATATGACAACTCCCGTTACCCCGGTGTTCAAAAGTCCAACAATCATATACTTAACCAACAATTTATTAGTAGACACTTTGAGTCCGCTTGAATCATTACCGTAAGTTGAAGGCTAATGGTAGTTAAAATTATTATAATAACAAGCGTTAATAAAATTTATGATAATGATTACGTTATATTTACATATTCAAAATCGATGTATTTCTATCCATAACACCAAACTTGAGGCCATTTTTCTTAAAGATCAGCGCCCTAAGAATTTTGTCTATAACAGATCTTGACAGGCTCAAAATATCTTGGTGATGCTGTGTATATACAGTTAATTTGATGGTGATTATGCCAATAAGATATGAAATTGATGATGCATTCAAAAATGCTATCAAGATTAGCGCTAAAGGCCGCAGGACCGTAACTACTGAGGACTTTGTGGCGGAACTGGCGGAGAGAAACTGGCACTGGGATTTGAGAGAAGCGAACCACTGGATCGAAATCTACGTAAATACGTTTCACGACGTGTCAGAAGTAGAAGGCGAGGCCAGGACGTTTGCTCTCTATAACCCTAACGGAGGACGTTAACTATGGGATTTCCATCACCTGCCGGCGACTACATTGAAAAAAGTGTGACGCCGAATGAAGCCTGCAAATGGTTTAGCCGCCCTGGCCAGTATCTGATGCGCGCTGGGGATACCAGCTGGCGCGCTGGTATTAAAAAAGATGCGATTCTGGTGGTGGACGCGGCTCGTAAACCGCAGGAAGGCAGCATCGTCATTGCGACTGTTTGCGGTGAGTTCTGCATGAAGCGCATGAGGTTTCACCCAACGCTATCATTGCAGTCGCTGGATCAGCCAGACATGGAAACGCTGATTGAAGGTGGCGATCTGGAAGGGGAAGAAACGATAATTGTCGGCGTTGTCACACACATCATCAATGATGCGACGACGGATGAATTCGATGAAATTCCCTGCATCTAACTTTTCGACAGGCGAAAAAAAACCTCCGTTGGTGACGGAGGTTCTCTCAACAGAAGGAGCCGCGTATCTTTTACGTATCCTTTTCTGTCCAGATGGTGTCAGTGCTCAGTCCTAACCTTACCCATAAATTACTGGTTTATATGAGTTTGTCCCTGCGCTGTCCTATCTAAATTGGTGGAGCTGGGGGGATTTGAACCCCCGTCCGAAATTACTACACCGTCGGCACTACATGCTTAGTCCAATCTTTACATTCGCCGGTTAGCTGCGGATGGACACGCCACTAACAAACTATCCTGATTGGGTTTAACGCTTTCACCCCAGGCAAGGTGTCCACGCGATCTCTTTTGGGTTTGACCTCTCTTGATCCCCGTCCTAAGAGCGGAGGCTAGGGAGAGAGGGCTCTAAGCAGGGTATTAAGCTGCTAGGGCGTAGTTTTCGTCGTTTGCGACTATTTTTTTGCGGCTTTTTACGAGGCAAACCGCCCCTCGGCATGCTCCTTGGGCTTCGCAAATCCCGTCGAATCCAGAATCAGCCCCAAGTACTGTTACGCAGTATACCAGAAAAAGAACACGCTAAGCCAGAGACTTAGCGGTTTGAGTTCTTCATGATACGTGCTTTGTCTACTTTCCATTCACGATCTTTAATGTCATCGCGCTTGTCGTGCTCTTTCTTACCTTTAGCCAGACCGATCTTCACTTTTGACCAGGCATTTTTCCAGTACAAGGAAAGCGCCACGACGGTGTAACCATCACGACTGACTTTTCCGAAAAGCGTTTCTAATTCTCGCTTCTTCAGCAGTAATTTTCTCGTACGGGTAGGGTCGCAGACGATATGACTCGACGCCACGTTAAGAGGTTGAATGGTTGCGCCAAATAAATAGGCTTCACCGTCGCGGAATGTGACATAGCTGTCAGAGATGTTTGCTTTACCAGCGCGCATCGATTTGACTTCCCATCCCTGCAAAGCAAGCCCCGCCTCGATTTCATCTTCAATGAAATATTCATGGCGAGCGCGTTTGTTCATCGCGATAGTCGCGGAACCGGGTTTATGTGCTTTTTTCTTTGTCATAGTGATACTTATTATACTGTAAGCGATGCCGATTGAAATCCCCACGCTGTCAGAGTGGGGTGTTTTTCCTGTTTGTGGCGAGCTGTGCTTCGTAGTTTTTATTACCGCGCGGATAAATGGTATTATCTGTACGTTTTATGACACCTGGAAAATGATATGCCACAGATAAGTCGTTCTGCGCTTGTACCCTTCAGCGTGGAGCAGATGTACACCCTGGTTAATGATGTCGATGCTTATCCGCAGTTTCTGCCCGGTTGTACCGGCAGCCGCATTTTAGAAAACAGCGATACGTCCATGACCGCCGCCGTTGATGTTTCGAAAGCGGGCATCAGTAAGACTTTTACAACCAAAAATACGTTAATCAGCAATAAGCGCATTGATATGCAGCTGGTTGATGGTCCTTTCCGCAAACTGACCGGAGGATGGGATTTCATCGAACTTAGCCCCGACGCATGTAAAGTTCAGCTTAGCCTTGATTTCGAATTTACCAATAAATTGATTGAGTTAGCGTTCGGAAAAATCTTTAAAGAACTGGCAGGCAGTATGGTTCAGGCGTTCACGCTGCGCGCAAAAGAGGTTTACAGTGTCTGAGATCCGCGTTGAAGTCGTCTATGCACTGCCGGAACGTCAGTACCTGCGCACAGTGAAACTGGAAGAAGGGAGCAGCGTGGAGCAGGCGGTCAAGGCTTCCGGTTTGCTTGAGTTACGCAGTGATATCGATTTGAAGCAGAATAAACTGGGTATCTACAGCCGCCCGGTAAAACTTGCCGATACGGTAAATGACGGAGATCGTATTGAGATTTACCGGCCATTAATTGCTGACCCGAAAGAATTACGGCGGATTCGCGCCGAACGTTCTAAAAAATAAGGCGCCTCAGGCGCCTTATTTTTTTACCCTGAAAGATGATTTTTGGTAGTTACCAGAGACCATCACACCGGGGCGATTTATTTTTGATCGCTCAACTTCGGTTTGTTGTCGATATTGGTCAGTTCACCCGCCTGGTTGAAGGTCAGCGTCAATGTTTGCTGTGTTACACCTTCGTGGCCTGGCTCCTGACGGAACACGTAGAACCAAACATCACTGCCAAACGGGTCGTGCAGCATCGGCGTGCCAAGAACATAAGCAACTTGTTGTTTAGTCATACCGGTATGAATTTTTTGAACATCCGCAGGAGATAAGTAATTCCCCTGGTTGATATCAGGCCGATAAACCACCTTTTCCAGAGTGGAACAGCCCGCAGTAAGCATTACAAGAGCTACAGCGGCGGCAGTTAGCGTTTTACAGCGCATAGTCATTACATTCCTTTAGGGCATAAGATGCCGATGATAATAGACCTTTCATCAGTTTGAAACCTTTGCGGGGCACCTGTATGACCGCTTAAATGTAAAAAAGTTGAGCTTTTTACGCAGCGAGCAGCTCTTTTGCATTGGCCAGCGTGTTTCGGGTGACTTCACTTCCGCCCAGCAGACGCGCCAGTTCCTGCAAACGCGCCTTTTTATCAAGCCGGTTCATTTGCGTTTCTGTCACTTCGCCGTCGGTTTCTTTGCTGACAAAATAATGCTGATGTCCGCAACCTGCAACCTGAGGTAAGTGAGTCACACACATAACTTGCGTGGATTCACCTAACTGGCGCAGCAACCGGCCAACAATGGCTGCCGTTGGTCCACTGATGCCAACGTCAACTTCATCGAAGATAAGCGCCGGAGTTTCCATTTTTTGCGCCGTAATAACCTGGATCGCCAGTGCAATACGGGAAAGCTCACCACCGGAGGCTACTTTGGCCAGCGCCTGAAGCGGCTGACCCGGGTTAGTGGTGACCTGGAATTCCAGACGGTCAGCCCCCTCCATGTTCAGGTGTTCTGGTTCGAACTGCACCTGAATCTTGAATTTACCGTGCGGCATGGAAAGTGCCTGCATGCTTTGCGTAATCAGATGTGTAAGTTCATCGGCGAAATACTGGCGTTTTTCATGCAACTGTTCAGCAACCGCTACTGCCTGCTGATAATGACGCTGTACCGCTTCGCTCAGCTCTGCCTGATTGGTTTCCTGATCATCCAGTGCCTGCTGTTCTTCAAGCAACTGGCGATGCAATTCTGGCAGTTCTTCTGCGCTGACATGGTGCTTGCGTGCAAGATTCATCTGGCGGGACAGGCGCTGTTCCAGTTCGTATAAGCGGTTTGGATCCATTTCCAGGCGTTCACTGTAGTGGCGCAGTTCATCGCTGGCTTCGCTGACCTGAATGGAGGCATCGTCGAGCATGACGATCAGATCGTTCATTTTGCTGTCGAGCTCAGCGAGTTCAGTCAGCTGATTACGTGCGGTATAAAGCAAACTGACAATGTTTTGCTCTTCGCCATCGGCCAGAAGATATAGCGCGCTTTGGCTCAGGGAAAGCAGCTGTCCGCTGTTTGCCAGACGTTTGTATTCTTCATCGATTTGTTCGTACTCACCGGCCTGAGGGGCGAATTCGTTCAGTTCTTTCAACTGATATTGCAACAACTGACGGCGCGATTCGCGCTCGCTGACTTGCTGCTGATATTGTGCCAGCTGACGGCAGCTCTGATGCCAGTTTTGGTAAGCTTTACGCATTTCAGCCAACAGCAGGGGCTGATCGGCATAAGCATCGAGCAGATCTTTCTGATGCTCAGGCTTGAGTAAAAGCTGATGGGCGTGTTGTCCGTGAATTTGGATCAGATGCTGACCCAGCTCGCGAAGCTGTGACAAAGGCACGGGCGTGCCGTTAATGAAACCGCGGGAACGGCCGTCGCTGCTGATGGTACGGCGCAGCAGGCAATCCTGCCCTTCGTCGAGCTGGTTTTCTGCCAGCCAGTGTTTTGCAGAAGGTGTATCAGCCAGAGTGAAGCGGGCGCAGATATCGGCACGACTCGCACCCAGGCGCACCATGCTGCCGTCTGCGCGACTGCCAAGGCAAAGCCCGAGCGCATCAATAGCGATGGACTTACCGGCACCGGTTTCACCGGTGATTGCCGTCATACCGGCATGAAAATCGATTTCTAATTCGCGGACAATGGCAAAGTTACTGATAGTTAATTGCGCCAGCATGATCACCTTCCTGTACATAACAACAGACCTGTAATTACATACAGTATAAACTGGTTTTATATACAGTAAAGGGGCTGGCGAATTATTTTTATCTGATCAGAAGAGTTTTTTTGACCATCC